GAGCCTTGGGTACAGCGGGAGTTGCCGCTGTGATATGGCAGGTACGAGAAAGGGGGTGGGAGTCCTATGTCTGGTTTCACGACCTAATAGATAACGACGGCAACCACCTTGGGTGCGTCCGTGGAGACACACGACTGGGGCATGGGTTCACGCCATACACAAATGATATGGCTCACCTAGCTCAGTTCCCAACGCAGTCTACCCTCGAAAACGCCAAAGCCATGCTTGTCGCACACTTTGCATACAAGAAACTCAAAGGAGAGTAAGAAACAACTACCACTGTCCCCAAAGTGACTGCAAGTCACATACATACGTGAAATAATTTAATCAACCACAAAGGAAAATCATGCGATATAGCAACATCAAAACATCAATTCTCGAGCAGTTCAAAGCCCCTCGTGGCAATGCCATCGTGCCATTCATTCTTGGTGCGCCCGGTGGTGGCAAGTCTGCTTGTGCCCGAGAAATCATCGCCGAGTTGGGCATCGAGCCTGACAAGGTTATCGAGTTCACGGCGTCCCTGCGTGACCCTGTGGATGTACTGGGTACACCGAACAACGCTGGCGAGTACACACGCTGGGTTCCGCCCGAGGAGTTCTACAAGTTACGCCAAGGACAAGGACGCACAGCACTCATTCTCGAGGAGTTGTCTGATGCACCCATCGCCATGCAGAATGCACTGTGTGGAGTAATCTATGACAAAAAAGCGGGTAACTTACAGTTATCTGACAGCCTGTTCATCATCGCCACTGGCAACCAGACCGAGCACAAGTCGGGTGCTAATCGTATTACATCCAAGTTGGCCAACCGTACACGCCGCTTTGACTTCCAAGAGAACATCGAGGACTTCACTGTGTGGGCACTAGACAACAACATTGACGAGGTGCTGATTCAGTTCTTGCGCTTTCGCCCTGCCCTGTTGTCTGACTTCGACCCCAATCGCTTCGCCAACCCGACACCTAGGTCTTGGGAGCGTGTGAGTCTGATTCCTGCTAGCCTAGACAGCGGACTGTTCTTTGACAACTGCGCTGGAGAAGTTGGTGAGGGTGCAGCAGCCGAGTACACAGGCTTTCGGCGTATCTACCATGCGTTGCCTGACATTGATGGCATCCTGTTAGACCCAGCCAATGCTGCTGTACCTCAAGACCCTGCGACTATCTATGCCTTGACTGGTGCGTTGGCTCGTAAGGCTACCAAGGACAACTTCGACCGTGTACAGCGGTACTTGTCACGACTGAGCCCCGAGTTCAATGTCATGGCGACCAAGGACGCTATCAAGTTGCAGCCTTCGATTCAGCACACACGAGCCTTCGTGGAGTGGGCTACCAAGAATGCAGAAGTACTAATGTGAGCCGAGAGGGACGTAGGATGAACACAATCACAGCAACCAAGGAATACTACAAGTTTTTCCTTGAGGTCACCGACCCGCTAAGTGGGGAGACAGTACACGTTGAGTGGGATGGGCTGACACTAGCGGAAGCGAAGAAGATGCACAGCCTGACCGATAAACGGTACTCAAGACCCGCGCTGCTGCAAACTTGTGGGTGGGAGTTGATGCGATGAGCCGAGAACTGACTTGGCATAAACACTCGCCAGCTCTATACGACAACATAGAACGCTGGTACTTGCGTAATGGCAACCTCCTCGTTGCTGTCGCTAAACACCAGCGTACTCACTGGGAGGTGCAGATGGTAGGGCAGGACTTTGACCCAACGGTACACCCGAGATTCAAGAACGCCGAAGAAGCCAAGGCATACGCCGTGGCAATCGTAACTCTGGAGAACTAAATGGACGCAAGATACCTAACTTTTATGGCGGCACAAGCGACCCTCGTGCTTGCCCTTGCATGGGATATGGAGGGATATATATCCAAGCTGATGCTTATGTATGGGGCAATGATAGTGGGGCATGTGCTGACTGAGCTATTCAACCTAGGAGATTGAGATGCTAGCTGCCAACCAGTGCAACACCATTGTGGTGGAGGTTCGTGATGTGTATGGGGTGTCGAAAGTCTACCCTGTATGCGGCGAGGCGCAAATCTTTGCGGCAATCGCAGGAACAAAGACGCTACGACCCGAGGATATCAAGCACATACAGATGCTTGGGTATGAGATACAGATTAAACAACCTGAGGTAAATATATGACACCAGCAAAACTGTCGGATAAGGTGGTTCTAGTCAAGCTGACTATGAAACGCGCAGCACTCACCAAGCGGGATAACTTCCTGACTGACAAGGTGCAGCGTCAAGAGGGAGATGCATCGTTGACGGTGTTGACCAAGCTGTTCCGTGACAAGAATAGCCCCATCAATACCATCATGTCTAAGTTCGGGGAGGTCTACGCTTACCATAAGAAGAACACTATCCCCTATATAGATGCAGGGCCAAGGATGCTGCCCAATGCGATGTACTTCGAGTATGCACAGGAGATGAAGCACCTCATTGCCCAAGTGGACAAGATGCTAGATACATACACACCAGTGTATGACCAACTGGTACAGGACGATGTGATGTATCGCAACGCCGGTCATGCAGCAGGGCGGGCTTGCCCATCCGAGTACCCCAGTGCCGAGACCTTTCTGGAGTCCATGAGCGCAGCGTTTCGGTTCCAGCCCATGCCCGATGCCAAGCACTTTCTATTCGACCTAAGTCCTGAGGATGAGGAAGCATTCGCACAGGCAGAGGTGGAAGCAGCGAGCGCAGCGAACTCAGACACAGTGAATCGGATGCTCAAACCACTGGCGTCGTTGCTAGCCAAGCTCAAAGAGTACCAAGGTGAGAAGGGCGAGCGGTTCCATTCTTCGTTGGTGGCCAACGTCATCGAGGGGTGCGACCTAGCGTTAAAACTTGCAATCAACCCATCAAAGGAGTTAGTAGACGAAATCACTTACCTTCGAGCAGAGGCTAAAGGCTGCATGGACAGCGTTGAAGTCCTCAAAGGTTCAGCCAATGCCCGAGACGCTGCCAAGCGTAGACTTGAAGAAGTTGCAGCGAAGATGTCGGCCTTCCAATAAGTTAGGAGTTAACTAATGTTTACAGAACTAGAGTATGTACTGATGATATGTATCGCGGTACTTTTGTGGCGCAACTCAAGGCTTAAGGCTGAACAAGCTGATATGCAAGACCACGCTGCTAGGTACTCGTACTTCTTGCAGCAGATATACCACGGCAAGGGTACTGTTGAGCGAGAGGATGGAAAACTAATCTTTAAGGAGAACACATGAACCACAATGATGTAGGACGAATGTCCAAAACAAGAGGCGTGACTACCACGTTTGATTTTCACCCCGAGGCAATGACTACACGACTTAAGAACAGCGTAGCCAAGATGCTTAAGACTAGGTACATAAGCGGTACTCACGGCTCGCAGTCTAGACGCGTAGCGGAGATATTCAATGACCACTTTGAAATGTCGTGTGGGATTTCTTCTTGGCGCGGCGTACACGTATCCAACTGGGATGTAGAGTCAATGCAGAAAGATTTGCTAGAGATTATCGAGACTGACTGGGCAGCATACGCACTATCTAGCAATCCACACCACGGCGACTGGTACAAGCGAAACAACGAAGAGCAGAGACGCAACATCCTTGAGGGCGTTCAGAGTTTCGATGTATCGCTAATCAATCGGGAGTTTCAACCTAGGCTAATTGAAGTGTTTACAAGGAACAGTTTGGAAGATGAGGAGTACCAAGCAAAGGTCAAGGTAGCACTGGCAGCCTTGAACGGTACAGAACCAATACGAATCACACAACTAGAAACGAGGTAATGATATGGCAGTAAGCAACCTAGACAAAGCAAAGGTGTCGATAGTTACGCAGCATCCTTTCTTTGCATCCATCCTTATGAAGCGTAAGCTGATTGAGGACAACACTATCCCAACTGCAGGAGTTGACCAACGCGGGCAGATTTACTACAACAAAGAGTTTGTAGAGAAGTTGTCTGTTGCCGAGCTGGTGTTCTTGTTGTGCCATGAGGTAGGGCACGTTATCGGGCAGCATGCTGGACGAGTAGGTACACGCAGTAAGAAGCGTTGGAACATTGCCGGTGATGCGTGGATTAACGATATGCTCAAGGCAGCCAATATCGGCCAGATGATTAAGGGTGGCGTTGACATGGCGGGCTCCAAGGACAAGACCGTTGACAGTATCTACAACGAGCTCCCCGAAGACCAAGATGGCGATGGCCCCGGCGGTACAGGCGATGACCTTCTAGATAGAGGAACACCACTCACTGACGAAGAAGCCACTCGCATTGACGCTGAGACCCGCGTTGAGATTGCACAGGCAGCACAGGCAGCCAAGGCACAAGACAACATGCCCGCCGCACTTGCAGGAATTATTGCAGGGCTGATTGATGTACCCACACCTTGGTACGATATCCTTGAGCGGCACATGACTGCGCTAGTCAAGGGAGAGTATTCGTGGGCTCGACCCAATCGTAGATTCTTGGAGTATGGGTATCTGCCATCCTCAGGCAAGGTTGCACAGGCAGGCGAGGTAGTAGTTCAAGTAGACGTGTCAGGCTCTATCAACGCACTAGAGTTAGACCACTACAACTCCCATGTCAAGCGCATCATCGAGTTGTGCAATCCCACCCGAGTGCATGTCTTGTACACCGACACCGATGTATGCAAGCACATAGTGTTCGAGCAGGGTGAAGAATTCAATCTGGAGTTCTACTCTGGCGGAGGCACTGACATGGAGGCTGGCTTTGCGTTCTTAGACAAAGAAGGAATAAGCCCTGAGGTTTTTGTATGCCTTACTGACGGTTACACAGACTTTAATGTAGAAAAAGCACCAGATTACCCAGTTGTTTGGTGCATAAGTAGTGACATCGTGGCTCCTTACGGCGACAATATTCACTTTACCTTGGAGCAACAATGAAACAAGCTAACGTAAACGACCCAGTAGATGCTCTCATCGAGAGCTATTCCAAACTTCTGACGCAGTGCTACGACGCACTCGCTGAAGATGTAGACCAAGAGCGTAGAGATGTACTACGTGAGGTACTTGCTGACTTCTTGAAGAAGTAAGTCGGTGACCCCCGAGGGGTTGTGAAGAAGCAATAAGCTCGCACGGCCTTTCTTTTTTAACCACAAATGGAGAAACGAAACATGGCAACAGTATTCGTAACGAAAGAGCTACGCTCACGCGTACACAACCGCATCGGTAATATGCGGGATAGAGAACTACAGACTCTATGCCCAAAGATTGGTACTAACATCAGTCTTGACGCATCCTATCTGTTCAACCTTGCAAGCTGGGGTAAGGAACACTACCACTTGTTAAGGCTAATTCCAAAAGACTGGCTTTACACTTCTGAGAATGTGGCCTTGTATATCTTGGACGATGCGACCAAGCAGAAATGCCGCATGCGGTTTGTTGGTGTAACTGATGCACGCGCTCGACCATCAACCAGCCGTTACTCCTCCTATGACGAATCTACCTTACTCATAGAAGACTTGCGTGCGCTGCCCGAAGAAACCATTGGGCGTACCGAAGCGTTGGAGTACTGGGACTCTTTCATGGAGCACTGCAACATTACAGCTCGTTGGGAAAAGATTCGCACTGACGTGGATAACTTCTTACAGAAGTGCAAGTCTGTCAACGAGGGCGTTAAGTTGTTCCCCAACATCCGCATGTACTTACACCCCGAGGACATTGAGCGTCTTGACAAGCAAGTTGCCCGCAAGGCATCCGAGCGTCAGGATATTGTTGCTGACTTGGACGTGTCCAAGCTTACAGCAGCAGCTGTGTCTGTAAAACTTATGGGCGGTATTTAACACAGGAGAATCAAATGAGCAATATGCAAACTGAGTTACAAAGAGTTTTTGCCGAGTGGGAACAAGGTAATGCCAAGGCAGAGCCTAACCTAACGGCCAAGGGGCAGAAGGGTTTCAAGCCCACCAACAACGTGTCGAGAGCCACGTTCAACTATGTGCGGGACAACCCGGGCTGCACACGGGCACAAGCCATAGATGCGTTGTCTGCTATGGGGTACAAGCTATCTTCCACGGCATCACTGTTGTC